GGAAGCGCTTGTCCAGGCGCGTGTCGCTCGAATCTGTCGGGCTGATGACTACAACTTTAAACGTAAAGAGGTGATCCTATGGAACCCCTAAGCTCAATCCGAGTATCGGACCCCAACAGGGCCATGTATTACAACAAAATGAATGACTTGTATTACTGCCGCTCGGCAGGTCGTATGTGGGTTTACTCTGGATGGGTTGCCTCTGCTTTTGAGGCCAGTCCTCTACCTGAAGATTTTATCGATCTGGCACTCACATCCCCGGGGGTCTCTGGCCTCAGCGCCGACCTCGGCATTGTTGACGATGAGGTTAAGGACAAGACTGACGAAGTAAACCAACCGTCTCACTATAAGAGAGAGTCCAGCGATGTCCTTCGTGCAGTCCGTACCGCTGTTCTGGAAGATGGCAAAGTCGACGACCTTGAGTGCATCGAAGCGATGGTCTCAATGTTTCCTACCGTTGACCAAATTCGTGGCTACCTCCGTGGGAACTCCTTCAAGTACCGCTGGCGATACGAAGATAAAGACCCCATTAAGAGTCTACGGAAAGCCGAATGGTATGAGAAAAAGTTAGAACGACTTGAACAAATTGCGGAGGAACATAACGGATGACAGATAACCTAGAGCAACAAGTCCTTGACTGGGCTGCTGAGAAAGGCATCTTTGATAACTCAACTCCTATTGATCAAATGAGCAAGATGAAAGAAGAAGTTGAAGAGCTAGATGAGGAGCTCTGCTTATTTATTGATAAGAGTCTAATTCGTATTAAAGGTGAGCTTGGAGATGTCTTAGTAACAGTGATTATTCAGGCTCATTTCCACGGTCTATCACTCGCTGACTGTCTCCAACAGGCTCATGACAAAATCAGCAAACGCAAAGGAAAGCTAGTAGATGGCGTCTTTGTTAAGGAGGGGTGATGGACAGGTCAAATATAGTGAGTGACAACGGGGTACACATGAAAGTTGAAAAGCGCCACGGAGAAGTTGAAAGATTCCAACCCGAAAAGATTAAAAGTGCGGTAGGGAAGGCCATGTATCGGACAGGTACAGTAGATGAATCCCTACCTGAGATCATCGTTGACTTCGTGCTAGAGCATCTCGGTGACGACGATTCCCCGCATGTAGATACGATCCATGAGTTGGTAGAAGATGGTCTGATGGACGCTAAGGCTTTCGATATTGCTCGGGAGTACATCACGTATCGTAAAGAAAACATGCCCGATATTTTCCGGCCTAGAACTTCGTACAAGCCCTTCGAGTACCCTGATCTCGCTCTCTATGTTGACGCCATCCAGCAGTCTTACTGGATAGTTTCTGAGTACAACTTCACTGCTGACATACAGGACTTCCGGTCTGGCATCTCTCACGTAGAGCGTGAAGCTGTGCGCCGTAGCCTACTAGCTATCTCCCAGATTGAAGTTGATGTAAAGAACTTCTGGGTTAAGGTTGGAGACCGTCTACCTAAACCAGAGATTCAAGAGGTTGGTGCAGTGTTCGGGGAGAGCGAGGTAAGACATAGTCGAGCGTATTCTCACCTACTAGAGATCCTAGGACTCAACTCAGACTTCAAGAGCGTGCTAGAAGTACCAGCAATAAAGAAGCGTGTTGCTTACGCTAAGAGAGCGCTAGCAAAGGCAAAGACAGGAGACGACCGTGACTACCTGGAAGCCGTCCTTCTCTTCACTCTATTCATTGAGAACGTCAGCCTGTTCAGCCAGTTCCTTGTAATCTCACAGATGAACAAAGAGCGTGGTGTTCTAGGCGGTATGTCTAACGTGGTCTCAGCGACTAGTTTGGAGGAGCAGCTTCATAATAACTTTGGTTGCGACATCGTGAACACGATACGTGCAGAGCACCCTGAGTGGTTTGATGACGAGATGGAAGAGCGTGTTTCCTCCCTTGTCCACGAATCGTTTGAAGCAGAGAAATCTATTATCGAGTGGATCTTCGAAGAGGGAGAGCTTAGTTACATCACAGTAGAAGAGACAGTGGAGTACATTAAGAACCGTTTCAATACTGGGCTAGAACAGGCAGGGTTTAATAAAGAGTTCGTTATCGACGAATCCTTGTTAGATCGAACTGAATGGTTTGACATCCAGAACTCATCTACTATGCAGGTTGACTTATTCACCAAAAGACCTCCTAACTATACCAAGTTCAGTAAGTCCTTCGACGAAGATAGTCTTTTTTAATTACAGGAGGTATTAACCCTATGTCATTCTATTGGTTAAATGATGAATCGCGGCATTTCCTATCCGATTATCTCTCGGAACAAGAAGCCCCGGAGGAACGTATACAAACTATTTGTGACAGGGCAGAAGAGATCCTGGGCATTGATGGTTTCTCTGCCAAACTTCACGGCTACGTGAGCAAGGGCTGGCTTTCATTCTCTAGCCCTATCTGGTCTAACTTCGGAAAGATCCGAGGCCTTCCTATCAGTTGTTATAGCAGCTACGTATCAGACAGCATCCCCGGAATCCTCTATGCCCAATCTGAGGTTGGGATGATGTCTAAAATGGGTGGAGGTACATCAGGCTACTTTGGTGACATCCGCCCTCGTGGTTCTAAAGTGAGTGACTCTGGCGTGACATCCGGGGTGGTGCACTTCATGGAGCTATTCCAAGCAGCAACGAATGTTATCAGCCAGGGTGGCATCCGTCGGGGGTACATGGCGGCTTCACTGCCTATCGATCACGGCGACATTATGGAGTTCCTCGAAGCCGGTTCCGAGGGTAGTCCTATCCAGTCAATGAACACGGCCGTGACTGTAAAGGATCAATGGCTTAAGGAGATGCGTGAGGGCGACAAAGAGAAACGTAAGGTCTGGGCGAAGGTACTGAAGAGCCGCAGCGAAGTAGGCTTTCCTTACATCTTCTTCCACGATGCCGTGAACCGTAACCGTCCTGACGTATACAAAGACAAAGAAATGGAGATTCTTAACTCTAACCTTTGCCACGAGATCCTACTGCCAGTGAGTGAAGACGAGTCGTTTGTCTGTGACCTGCTGTCATTGAACCTGTTGCATCACGATGACTGGAAAGACACTGACCTGGTTGAAACCTGTGTATACCTTCTTGATGCTGTAATGACAGACTTCATTGATAAGCTAGCGAGCCTACGTGACAGCGAAGACAGCGACGATAAGATGTCCTTCTTCTTCATGGAGCGAGCGTACAACTTTGCTAGGCGCCACCGTGCATTAGGTCTTGGCGTTCTCGGTTGGGCTTCTTATCTTCAATCCAAGATGCTTGCATTCACATCAGACGAAGCAACGGAACTGACAGAGTCCATCTTCAAGGACATCCAGGGCAAGTCATACGCAGCGTCAGAGAAACTGGCGGAGATGTTCGGAGAGCCTGAAATCCTCAAAGGGTACGGTCGTCGTAACACCACCCTGAATGCTATCGCACCGACTACATCATCCGCGTTCATCCTCGGACAAGTGTCACAAAGCATTGAGCCACCGATGTCCAATTTCTACATTAAGGATTTAGCTAAGATCAAGGCAGTAATCAAGAACCCATTCCTTGAGGAGCTTCTAAAGAAGAAGGGTATGAATACTAAAAGTGTTTGGGAAAGCATTGCTAAGGATGATGGCAGTGTTCTGAATGTGGAAGGCCTTACAGAAGAAGAGAAGGAGGTTTTCCTAACGTACGATGAAATTGATTCTTATGGGGTTATCAACCAGGCCGCAGTTAGGCAGAAATATCTCGACCAGGGTCAGTCCTTGAATCTTAAAATCCCATCTAGCTACACCCCGAAGCAGATCAACGATATAACGATGCACTCTTGGGAATTGGGAGTCACTACACTTTACTACCAGCACTCTTCTAATGCGGCACAGCAGTTCTCTCGCGGTTCATGCGGGTCTGTCTGTGAAGCGTAGCGTATTAAGAATGTATCTAACCAGAGGAACACACAATGAAAGAAGGTATTGAGGCTTGGCTCAAGAAGGTATTGAAAGCTGCCAGCATCCAGCCAGAAGACAGTAAGACTGCACTAACACTAAAGTTGCTTTACATCGTACCTTTGACTGCGGTGTGGCACCTATGCATTTCCATCTACGAAATTGTCAAGGAGATTTCGAGCGAAATCCAAAAGGAGTACAAGAGGAGAAGCTGAGACCTTTTTGTTTTATTAACCCCACTATAGAAGGATTAACTAATGCCGAAAGATGCCGTAGACCTTGCCACAGATATAGTGACAGTGCATTGCAGGGGCGGGGACGTCCCGATTGAGCTGTATCTCGAAGCTGCTAACGCCGGCATCAATATCCCGGCTCTACTAGAAATGGCGGAGGAACTAAATAAGTTATCAGAGCCCGACACGAGTACCGAGTCCTAACAGCCCAGCTATTAGCTCTTCTGCATGGGATGTCATTGAGGCTGTACTACGCCCCAAGGCACCGCATCCGAGCCGTGAGTCGTGGGAGTTGGTAGCAGAGCAGGAACGTCTTCTCATCGCTGACATCCTACGACACAGACTAACCGTCATGGGTGGATAATGAGAGTACAGGAAGCTTGTATCTGGGACGCACTGGCCATAGGTAAACTAGGAACCAGATATGCTGAGGAGGCCTGTGAGTACGCAGGTCTCGACCTAGACCTTGAGTGCGCCATAGCCAACGTAAGCATAGCTATCCACAGT